CATAGTTATGTGCTAGTTGTAATGATGTTTCGTGACCGAAAGAAATCTCGGTTAAATCTCCCTTATAGACTGTTGACGGCATTCGGCTCACCTTATGGCACTAACTCCGCAAAGATAACTACTTCTATTTGGAAGGTCTTGCGAAAAAGATGTTTTGTACGGTCTGAAAGGTCCGTACGAGTCTTGAAAACAAGGCGGTCAAAGGACGTACCATCACCTTTGCGCTTTGTATGAATGAGGCGACGTACCTCGTTTTCCATCGCTTGCATGTGCTTGCGAGATTTGGTAGTTCGTAAATCAACTGTGATATTTACACGTGTTGTCACGAAATCATAGAGTAATTCAGGCGCTTCTTCATTGTGCGCCGTCTCATAACATAGAATGTAGTCGGACTTTTTCATATCTATGCGCTTACCACGCTCAGGAGAAGTAGTAGCGATGTCTGCTATTATGGGTTTAATGTTTGAAGTATTAGCACGATTCCAATCACCTAATACATCTAGGATAACGTCGATAGATTCAGTCCATGTTGCTACCATTACCTGACCTCCCTCTCGTACGCTTTCTTATCCGGTACTAGATTCCCACCCATGAACTTTAATTTGTGAGTTATCAAAGCCGGTGATTCTCTAAGCATCCGCTTATCCACCCTATCCAATGCTGCTTTAAGAACAATGGGGTCGGGAGAACTACCACGTTGCTCATATTCACCCGCCTCGTTTTTATTTATACCATCAAGACCCAATTCTTGTTGCTCAACAACTCTACGAAAACTCTCAGGTGACTGAGTTACTAGTTGATGAAGTTCTTTTTGATAAGAAGGTTTTAGCATTTCAGAAGTGAAATGGTCATCCATCAACTCATCAAACTCATCTTTAGGCATTTACATCACTCAAAGAGAACCATTTCTTGATAACGTGGAAGAATCTTATCAATTTCTGATTGTAGTAACTGTACCTTAGCGGTTAAGTCGATATTACTACTCCCTTCAGGTAACAACACAGTACGGTCATCGGACATTAGTAGGTCAATTACTACCATCTTCGTAGCAACTTCTTCTATAGCCTTCTCAAGATAACGCTCACCATAGATATAAGAAACTTTGATAGCGTTCCACTCAAAGAATGGATATGAGTTGTTGAAGTAGATGATGCCAGTTTCATAGTCCATCCACCAGTCACGCAAACGAGCATTGTCTCCACTAGCACTTCCGCCCTGTAAGTCAACTTGTAGAGTATGCTGAGTGATTTCACCACTAATATCACTAAGAGCGCTTCCAACTACAATCACACAACCAGTAAATGTTGTAGCGGTAGTACCAGTGTACCTGAAAACATCACCACTAGCATCTTTACAGACTCCAGCAGGAGCGAAACCATCGGCTGAATCTACAGTGATTGTAGTAGAGACAACACCACTAACAGTGGCTGTGTTAACTTGAGTCTGCGAAATAGACACTGTGCTGTCTGTAGAGACGATGCTACACGTTTCTCCAGCCTTGACTGGTCTTCTACTGGTTATTTTAACGACACCTGTCCCATAGTCAGAATTAGCAGAAGCGAAGAACTCGTTATTCACGCTTATGTTACTAGTGCTACCTTCTAATGTAAATGCAGGGCTGAACTCAACTGCTCCTTTACTAACTCTATCCTCTTTGTTGATTAAATCAGCAAGATTCTGAGCAGTGGTCCCAGCGTCAAAGTCAGCACGCCATTGAGTAGTAGTAGTACCTGCTGTTAATACAGCAGCACTACCATTACCCGGACTGAATACTAATGACCCGCTTACGCTTCTAGGGTCATCAGGTATAGCAACACGAGCCTCAGCAGCACCTATCTCACGATAGTCATCACCTTGCCATAGTTCTAGTCTTAGAATCTGCTGAACATTACGGAATAGAAGCGGAGCAGTTCCAACATAATCTGTATAGTATCGACGGCGATACGGTTTGTAAGTATCGAAATTGATGTACTCAGCCGACACTAAGTAAGGTCGCCAAGCATTGTGAGTGATGTTGTCAATCTTATCCTGTACTTCACGAATACGATTTTGCACAATAGCCTTAGTAACACCACGCTGTCTTCCAACTTTAGCGTTAGTAAAAGATGCTAGATTCTGCACGTATGTGTTATCAGCGGCCTCAAAGTCAGCATGAGTAAAAGACCCTGTGAATGTTAATTTGACCCCACTTGTCCCGCCATTAGCGATAGCAGTAACTGTTTTTTCAACACCAAGTGGGTTAGCATCACTGTAGATAAGAATAGTATCATCTACTTCAGTGCCGCATCTACGATAGTCTTCACCAGTGATAAATACACCGTCTGATACAGAATCTGCTGATGTAGCAACTGGTTCTTGTGGCCCGATACCAAGGTAATCTGCCACCTTTTGAGGAGTAGTGTACACAGTATCACTGGGATTAAGAGGGCGAGTTTCGCCTTCACCCGGACTGTATACTGAAGGCATTACTCACGAGCCTCCTCATTCCTAGTAGCAAGATTATATTCCATAGGTTTCTTACAAGCACCACATGACTCACGCCATAGGAAATGGAGCATACCACAGTGTGTACACCTTGTACCTGAACCTATATTGAGTATATCAGCAGCCTCGCTATTGCGATTACGCTGTTCATTTGTAATGCCTTTCAGTGGATTATCGGGGTCAACAAACGCTGACAAATCCATACTTACATCTGAACGTAAAGCCTGTTTCTGAAAACGACTAATGTCGTCGAAGTCAATAGTTGAAATCTCTAAGCCCATTCATCTCCCTCACACTCAGACATAGGCTACAATAATGTAAATGTTACCTAAGACCGTTATGGGGTCAGATGCAATTAAACTGGTGGTAGAAGAAGCATCACCTATTGTACCAACTGCTGTTTCAATAGCGGTTGTTAAATCATCAGGTGTACTGAACTCTACTGGAGCAAAAGGACCTACTACCTTGTACTTAGGTGTTAAGTTAGCCATGATTAGTCACCTCAAGAACGGCGACCAATTGCGATAAATGTTCCAGCGAATGCAGGTGCTAATCCTGAAGTATCTGTAGAGTCAAAGTCACTTATGTCAAAACTACCGGATGCTATTCGTAGTGTAGTGCCGTCAATTCTTACTTGAGGGGCAAATGCTACAGTCTGAGTACCGCCGCTACCGCCGCCTGTATCTCCAATTGCTTCTACTGCAAATACACCCGATGGGTTTGCACCAGCGAAGTCAATACTTGCTAGTACGCCACTCAAATCTATTGCTGCATCTCCTGCACCATAAGTTCCTGTTACTATCATTCTGTCACCGAAATATGTCGGTCTTGGGTCTATCGTTACTGCCATTATTCTTCATCTCCTTTTTGAGTTTCTTCTTCTTGAGATTCTGCTACCAATTCTTCTGTTTCAGCGACCCCATCAGGTCCCATTACAGTTTCAACTAACTCAAGTAATTGAGTCTTGGTTGCATACCCTCTTGGTTTAATATCATAAGTGGCTAACCACTTTGCTATGTCTTTACGAGCCCATCCTTCATCAGGTATTCCGTCTCCACCTTTATCGGTAGTGCTACGTGCTTCAGCATCATCTGCTGACCAACCTTCTATTCTGAAGTCTTCTTCTCCTAGACGAGGGGCGTAGTGGTCAAGCCAAGCCGAAGTAACTTCGACTGGTCTATTCTGCTCCCAATCTCTCATCTTTGAATCAGTCGCTCTTCGTTGATGAGAGCGCCCAATATATGTTACTATAGGCACTTAAAGCACCTCAAGAGTAAAACACTAGAACTTGACCGCTGGTAACTGCACCTGTTGCTTCCAAAGTAATGACTTTACCACTGAATGAAAGTCCAGCGGTTTGACCGTTGTTTGCTGTGAAAGTAGTCATAAACGCTCCAGTGATTGCACTGATGCCACCTGCAAGCGTTACTGTGTTACTGTCTGCTATTGTTCCTAAAGTTAGGATAGCCATCTTAGGTGCTGGGTCATACCCGTTTGCTCCATCGCTGTTAGAAGCGTTGAAAGTTCCCGGTCCACCACCGGGGTAAGATACATCTGCTGCACCGTCGAGCCATTCTGATGAGTCGTGTGACCCTGCTCTTAGTTCCCATGCGCCTGTTACTGCTGCTGTTAGGCTGCCACCTGCTGCTGTTGCTGTTAATTCTGTTGCCATTATTCATCATCTCCTTATTTTAATTCCTAATCTCCACATCACTTCAAGTCCCTTACGCTACCCTGAGCACGGAAGAAGGTAGTCCAAACTTCACCCATTGTACGGTAAAGTCCTTCCTGTCCTAGTCTGTTGATTGCGAACGGGTCGCCAGTCTCGATACCTGACTCAAAGTATTGAGTAGGTATTGCTGTAGAGAAGTATAGATAATCAGTGTCAAGGAAGTACATTCTACTGATACCGTCCTTTTCAACGTCCTTAGAAGGAATGATTGGGACACCGTTGTAGGTTGCTACGATGAAACCTGCTTCGATACCCGGTACACCTTTAACACCGTTGTAGGTAGGTGTAACTCTCTTTTCTTCCATGAACCTTTGCTGAGCCTGTAGCAATTGCTGTAGTCTCATTAGAGTGTCATATCCAGTTAGGATAACCTTTGGATTACCACCAAGTTCCCACATTCGCTGGAATGTGTCATCTAGTTGGTCAAGTGACATAGTACGGCGGTTGCCGGATGCTCTATCACTACCACAGTTTACAACAGCG